TTAGAAAAAGAGAGTTTATAAGAAAAATCCAAAAAATCAAGTAATTGCAAGTATTTATGCAAATTCAATTTGGAGAAATCTTAGAAACTCTTATTTAATGGAGCATCCATTATGTGAATGTTGTTTGCATAACGGAATTACTAAACCAGCAGAAGAAGTTCACCATATAATCTATATTTCTTCTGGTAAAGATGAAAATGAAATGAAAGATATAGCATTTGATAAAGATAATTTAATTGCTTTATGTGGTGTGTGTCATCATCACGTTCACTCAAATAATCCTAAAATTAAGAACTTAATTAATAATATCCATTATGAAAAATCTATTCAACAAAATTGACTCAGCTTACAACAATGTAATTAATAATATAACAGGTAAAAATGTATTTAGTAAAGAATTAATACCAGATTATATGACAGTTGCAGTAATTACATACAGTTTTATAATAGTCACACATATTATACATAATATTGTTTATTAAACCTGTTAAAGCCTTAGATTAATTTCTAAGGCTTTATTTTTTGTAATTAGTAAAATGTATGTAATCTTTATAAAATCCGCTTAGAGAGCCTAAAAAGTGCCAAAATTTGGAAGTATCTTGGATTTATTAAAACTATCATTCACATTATTTGGAATAGTACCCATTTTTATACATTGTCCAGAAAGTCAGTTTTAATAAAAGTAAGATTTTGGAGTATATGATCATTTTACATACAAAATCCAATTTATCTAACAAAATTTGGAAAAATCATAACTTTATGACCACTTTTGAGGGTGTAAAAAAATGGGGGTGGGGATATGTAAAAAAATGGGGGTGTCTGAACTAACTAAAACTGAACTAACTAAATAAGGCTTTTCACACCTAAAGGCGTGAAAAACCAAAAAATCCGCTTTTCAGTTGAGCTAAAATAGAAAATTTGAAGTAGAAATATCAATAAAAAATTTTTTAAAATTTTTTCACAATTACTTGGAATCCTCATTTTTATGATATATATTTGTATCAGAAAAATTGAGAGATAAAAAATAATTTTTTGAGATAACTAATTACTAATTATTTTAATAACATTGAGTATGATAATACACAAAGCATCTGGATTACAATTTAATTCACTAAAAGAAGCTAAAATTGCTCTTGGAACAGGAAGATTTCACAGATTATGTAAGAATGGAGAAATAGAATTTACTCCTTATAATAAGTAATAGATAAATAGTATATAATTGCAGTTTTGATAAAACACTAATATTGGAATCAATATGGAAAGAAACGGATATACAACAATAACTAAGGAAATTGTTGGATTAGACCTTAACAAAATTTGGGTTTATTCAATAATTAAATCATTCAGAAAAAAAGACGGATTTTCTGATTTAACATTTGAACAGATAGAGCAATATTCTGGAGTTGGTCATTTAGAAAGAGTAATTCCAGAAATTAAACCATTATTTGCTAAGATTAATCAAATAAATTTGGACGGAAACAGAAAGCAAAATCAATATTATTTTAAAGAAGAAGATTCTTTTATATATGTTGATAATAGATTTCTTACTTTTAATGATAAAAAGGAAATCAAGGTAAAAGCATTTATCATTTTATTAAAATGCCTTTGTATTAGCGGAACAAATCTCTGCAAGTTTTCCAAATCAGAAATAGCAAATAAAACAGGATTATCAAGACCTACTATTAATAAATACATTAATGAAGCAATTAAGAGTGATTTATTAAAGGTTGTTGAGGACGGATTATTAATCACAAACTCTTTCATTATTCCAGATTATATTAAAGAAGATAATGTTTATGAAAGAACATATCATTACTTATATAATTTAGCTATTGAAAATGATTCTTTATTAATTGATAAAGACAAAAAGAGTTTAGGTATTATAATTGCTAAATATCCAGAAATTTGTTTATTAAAATCTGCTTTATCTGAAAGAATATCCAACTTACCAAAAAATATTAGTTGCAATTATTTCTGTAAATTATTATGTAATACAGTAAATATAAAAATAGAAAAAACTAATTTTAAAATAGCATTATAATTATGGCTTACTCAAAAGAAACAAAACAATACATGAAAGGTATTGAAGAATATCTTACTAAAAGATTTGGATCAGTTCAAGAAGAATGGACTTTATCACTAAAGTTACTTGCGGATAATATTGAACTTTACGCACAATGTCAAGCGGAAATTAAGAGATTTGGTATGTTTGATCCAAATACAGGTAAAAAGAATCCTTTATTAATAACATTGAAGGATTTACAAACACAAATTAATAGACTTGTTAAAGAATTAGGATTGTCACCTCACGCTGCTGGTATGATTAAATCTACATCAGATGATGATAGTGAAGTTCTTAAAAATATAATGGGTATTGAAGATGAAGAATAATCCCCATTAGTCCCTGAATTTTTAATTCAAACTAGTGGGTATTGAAGATGAGGATTAATAAAAACAAGTGGTTGAGAGATAAATACTCTCCTCCACTTTTATTAAAATGAGTAATGATTTAGCAAATTGATGAAAAGTATTTAAATTACGCAAAACAAGTGTTAAATGGTGAAATCATTGCTTCCGTTTATGTAAAATTAGCTTGTGAGAGATTTATGAGCTGGTTTGATAATCCAGAATTTGAATTTAAAACAAAGAAAGTTGATAAAGTAGTTTCCTTTATTTCTAAACTTAAACACTACACGGGAAAATCTAACGGAAAACCTTTTATCCTAACTAATTGGCAATATTTTATTGTTGAAAATATATATGGTTGGTATTACAAAGGAACAAACAAAAGGGTTATAAAAAATGTCTATATTGAAGTTGGTAGAAAAAGCGGGAAAACTACATTATTAAGTGCTATTGCTTTATATGCAATGATAGCAGATGGTGAGAACGGTTCAGAAGTTGATTGTGTAGCTAATACTAAACAACAAGCCAAAATCTTATTTGATACAGCATCTAATTTAGCGGATTCTTTAGACAAAAAGCATAAGTATATTAAGCCTTATAGGGATAAAATCAAGTTTGATGTAACTAAATCACATATACAGGTGCTTAGTTCAGACGCATCTACACTTGATGGATTTAATGCTTATTTGTTTGTTGAAGATGAATTACACGCTGCTAAAGATTCCAAACTGTATGATGTATTAAAATCATCTTAGGGTATGCGTAATAATCCTTTAGCTATCTGTATTACATCAGCTGGATTTGATAAATTTGGATTCTGTTATCAAATGAGAAAAACTTGTATTGAAGTTTTATTTGGTAAAAAACAGGATAATTCACAATTTAGCGCAATTTATAGTATAGATGAAGATGATGATTGGCAAGATCCAAAAGTCTGGAAGAAATCAAATCCTAATTTAGGAATAACAGTTACAGAAGAGTATTTACAAGACCAAGTTATTCAAGCAAAGAATAATCCAACTTTAGAAATTGGAGTACGCACAAAGAATTTTGGAGAATGGGTTAGTACAAAAGACATTTGGATAAATGATGATTTATTACTTAAAAATTCACAGTCTGTTGATTTGGATAACTTTAGTAATGAAACTGCTTATGTAGGGGTGGATTTAGCGGCTGTTAGTGACTTAACCGCTGTTAGTATTATGATTCCTAAAGATGGAAAAGTCTATTTTAAAAATCACTATTACTTACCATTTTCTGCATTATCAAATAATTCCAATTCTGAGCTTTATAAAGAATGGAAAATTAAGGGATTATTAACCATTACAGAAGGAAATGTTACAGACTATGATTACATACTGCGTGATTTATTAAAAGCCAATCAGAAAGTATTTATAGGTAAAGTTGCTTATGATAGTTACAATGCTACACAATGGGCAATAGATGCAACTTCAGAAGGTTTACCACTTGAACCTTTTAGTCAGTCATTAGGTAACTTTAATAGACCTACAAAAGAACTTGAAAGATTAATAAGAAGTGATAAAGTAGTTATTGATGATAATGAGATTACAAGATATTGTTTTAGTAATGTAGTATTAAAACAAGATTATTGTGAAAATGTTAAACCTACAAAGGCTACTAATCAAAACAAAATTGACGGTGTTATAGCAATGATTCAAGCATTAGGTATTTACTTATATGATCCTTGCTATACTAATGAATTTTTTAGCGTAAAATAATGAAACTATTTAATTTTAGAAAAAAGAAAAATCCAGAAACGGAACAAAGAAGCATAAGTGATGTTTATCAACCTTATTCAAATGTTCTTACTTTTGGTAAGAGTTATAAAAATACTTCTGCTATGTGTATTTCTGCGGTTTACCGTGCTACTGAAATTATTAGTGATACCATTGCTATTTTACCTATAAAAGTTAAAGTTAAGAACTCAGAACATAAAGAAAACTTAGAAGGACATTCTATTAATATTGTCTTTAAAAATGGAATTAACCTTATTAACAGATATAACTTTATGAAACTATTAGTACAATCTGTTATACTTAAAGGTAATGGTTATGCTTATATAGAAAGAGCGGATGATGGAACTGTTATAGGTTTAAGATTTCTTGAAAGTTCAGATGTTACTATTAACTATAACAAACAACTAAACAAATTGGATTATACTTGTACTTTAGTAAGTAAAAAGCGTATTGATCCAAAAGATATGATTCATTTAGTAAAAAATTCCTATGACGGAATAAACGGTGTATCTATTCTTACTTATGCAAAAAGAATTATTGACATATCTAATAATACAGAAGATAGTGCTAATAGTTTCTTTTCTAATGGTTGTAATTTAGGTGGTATTATAACAGTACAGGGTAATTTAACTGAGCAACAAAAACAGGATATTAGACAGAATTGGAATCAAGCATATAATGGTAGTGAAAGTTCTGGTTGTTTACTTGGAGTTTTACAGGGTAATATGAGTTACCAACCTATCCAATTAAATGCTACTGATTCTCAGATGTTGGAATCAAGACAATTTAATGTGCAAGATATTGCTAGATTTTTTGGTATAAGTCCTGTTTTACTTGGAGATCTTAGTCATAATTCTTATTCAACTATTGAAGCAGTACAAGAACAATTTTTACTTCAAACTCTTCAACCTTATATAACAATGATTGAAGAAGAGTTTACTAAGAAACTCTTTAAAGAAAATGAATCTGATTTAGAAATAAACTTAGATGAAACAGTAATTTTAAGAACTAATAAGACAGCACAAGCTTCTTATTATTCAACTTTACTTGATAAGGGTATTTTATCAATAAATGAGGTTAGAAAAGAGCTAGGTTACTCAGAAATTGAAGGCGGTGATGCACATACCATTGCTTATACAGACATTAACCAAAATAAAATAGATGATAAGGAAGAAAAAGAAGAAAAGGTAAAAGATGGAACAAATGACTGAAATTTCACAAGATGAAATGGTTTATGCAGTAATTTATAAATACACTAATAAATTGAATGGTAAAACCTATGTAGGACAAACCATTAATGAAGATTAGAGAATGAAAGATCATTTAAAAGCTGCAAGACTAGAAGGTAATAGCCAACATCATACACCATTTCATAGAGCATTAAAGAAATACGGTTTAGAAAACTTTGATTATGAAGTAATATTTAGAATACATTGTCCTAAAGAAGTAGCAAAAGATATATTGAATCCTTTAGAAGAAAAATATGTAAAAGAATATAGTGCTTTTATTAAAGACGGTGGCTATAACCTTACAAAAGGTGGTGACGGTGTGAAAGGTAGAGAAATTTCAATAGAACAAAGAAAAAGACAGTCAGAAGCATTAAAAGGTAGATTTGCAGGAGAGAAAAATCCTATGTACGGTACTCATTGGAATGAGAATCAGAAAAAATGTTGCAAACCAATAGTACAATTATCTTTAGATGGAAATTTGGTAGCAGAATATGAATCTATATAGTCAGCAGTAAGAGCACTTAATTTATCAAGTAATGGTAATATAAGTAAGTGTTTAAAAGGAACAAGAAAAACAGCGTATGGATTTAAATGGAAATACAAAAATGATGGAGAATGAATTTAGATCTTTTAATGGAACTATTGAAGCATTAAAAGAAAATGAATCAAGATTTGTAGAAGGATATGCTATTAGATTTAATGAAGAATCTCAAAATTTAGGATTCTATGAAACAATAGACAAAGGCGCAGTAACTCAGGAAATATTAGATAAATCTAATATTTATTGTAAACTTAATCATAGAGATGATGCTATATTAGCACGTTGTAGATATGGTGAAGGTTCTTTACATCTAGAGTTAAGAGAAGACGGTCTTTATTATAGTTTTGAAGCTCCACACACTCAATACGGTGATGAACTATTAGAACATATAAAACGCGGAGAAATCAGTACATCTAGTTTTGCTTTTGCTGTGGCAAATAGTTCTGATAGTGAAAAGTGGTATAAAGAAAATGGAGTAATTAAAAGAACTATTTATAAAATAGAAAGACTATTTGATGTTGCGCCAACTTTTGAAGGAGCATATCTTAATACAAGTTGTAATCAGAGAGCGTTAGATAAAATAGAAGAGCTTAATAAGGAATCTTTAGAAATAGAAGAAAGAAAAGAGAATCCTTTAGTAAAAGAAAATTCTATAGAAGAAAGAGTAGATGAAACTAAACAAATCAAAACAACTAACCTTAAAAATAATAAACTAATGAAAATGGAATTTAGACTTTTAAAAGCAATTAATGCAGTAGCAAACAACAAAACTTTAGATGAAACAGCATCAGCAGTAATTGGTGCAGGTGCAGAGGAAATGCGTAAGAGTGGACTTTCTTATGGTGGACAAATTCAGCTTCCAACATCTGAATTACGCTCTGCAATCACAGTAACCGCAGAAGGTGAAGATGTAGTAGCAACAGATCTTTATGATATTGTTGAGCCATTACGCGCAAAGAATGTACTTGTACAAGCAGGTGCTAAGTTCCTTACAGGTCTTGTTGGTGATGTTCAAGTACCAATCATGGGTGCTGGTAATGTAACTTGGGAAGGTGAAACAGCAGATGCTTCAGATGCTGGTATAGCTTTCACTTCAGTTAAACTTTCTCCAAAGCGTCTTACAGCTTATGTAGATGTATCTAAGCAGTTCTTAGTACAGGATTCTAAATCAGCAGAAGCACTTATCCGCCAAGATATTATAAATGCTATTAACACAAAACTTGAAGCTACTATTCTTGGTACAGCAGCAGGTACAACTTCTAAGCCAGCAGGTATTTTCTATGGTAAGACAGTTAATAAAGTTACTGATTTTGCAGGAATTTGTGATCTAGAAGCAGATGTAGAAGATGCTAATGTAAACGGTGAGTGCAAATATGTAATGTCAAATAAAGCTAAAGCTGCTTTCAGAGGAATGGCTAAGAGTAATCTTACAAATGAGCTTGTAATGAATGGTGGAGCTATTGATGGTACACCTGTACTTAATACTTCTAATGTACCAAATCAAGACTTTATTTATGGTGATTTCTCTAACCTTGCTATTGGTCAATGGGGTGCTATTGATCTAACTGTAGATCCATATACTAAAGCAGCACAAGGACAAGTAAGACTTGTAGTAAATGCTTACTTTGATGCTAAAGTTCTTAGAGAATCTGCATTTGCAGTTGGTACTACTAACGGTTCAGCAACAGCATATTGATATTAACCTTATAAATTAACTACAATATGTTTTTGGATCTAGACTTAATCAAAAAGCATCTTAACATAGATGCAGACTATTTAGAAGATGATGATTACTTAGTATCATTAGCGGAAGTAGCAGAGGAAGTTGTGCAAAAGCATATTGACAATAAATTAGATGACATTGTAAATGAAGAAGGGGAATTACCAAGACCTCTTCTTCATGCAATGTTACTTTTTATTGGTAATTTATATGCTAACAGAGAATCAGTAGCATATACTTCTACTACAGAAGTACCAAAGAGTTATGATTACTTACTTAGTCTTTATAAAAACTATAATAACACTTTAAAAAATAGTTAAGAGTTATGGGAATCAGAGCTGGATTACTAAATGAAAACATTGAAATCTACAAGCCTGTAACTACAACTAATCAATTTGGTGAAGAAACAACTGTTTTTGAGTTTTATAAAGCAACTAAAGCAAGAGAAATAAATGATAGTGGAAACCGCACTAATTTTAATTCTGAAATATTCTATGCTTATACAAAAACCTTTTAGGTGAGATATTATATAGATATTAATGAATATGACAGGATTAAATGGAATAACAAGTTTTACAGGATATTAGATATAAATCCAAATAAAGAACAACAATATATAGAAATTAAAACGGAATTAATCAATGATTAACACATTAAATATTGGAGCTTACATTTATAATAAGCTAACTACAAATATTCCAGAAGTTAAGACTTATCCAATAGTTGCTGACAATGACGCTAAATTTCCTTTTATTGTTTATAAAAGAGTTGGTCTTACTAATTTAACTTGTAAAGATGGAATTTATGAAGATACAGCAAGTATTGAAATAACTGTAGTTACTGATAAATATGTAGATGGTATAAACATAGCACAACAAATAAGAGATTGCTTAGAGATTAATGGAGATACTTTTAATAATATGGAAATTGAAACATCTTTAGTAAATGCTAAAGAAGAGTACTCCAATAACTCATTTATTCAAAAGATGAATTACAGAATTAAAACTAACAATTAATAAACAACTAAGTGCAATGAATAAAGTTATAAAAGGACGTGACTTAATGCTGTTTGATAGTACAGGTAAGAGTTTTGCTTTTGCTACTTCACACACATTAAGCATTTCAGCAGAAACAGCAGATATTTCAAGTAAAGATCATGGTATTTGGGGAGGTTCTGAGGTTACTAAATTCTCATGGGAAATTAGTTCAGAGAATCTTTATACAGAAAATAACTATGATGATTTATTTGATTTAATGTTAGCAGGTGAATCATTTAAAGTACGCTTTGGTCTTAAATCACAGAATGACAATAGCAAGAATGTTGCAGATGGTGATTATGATAATTGGACTTCAAAGAATAGTGGTTACTATGAAGGTGATGTAGTAATTACTTCACTTAATGCAAATGCTAACAATGGAGAAAATGCAACTTATTCAGTTACTTTTAAAGGTGCTGGTAAGATTGTAAGAGTTACAAATCCTTAATAGATAAAAGGCTACTACAGCCTGTAAATAAAAGGCAGTAGATTATAAAACATCTACTGCTTTATTTTTTAATAATCTAATTTATTGGTGATATGATAGTTAATTTAAATAATAAAGAAATTACACTTAAAAATAGCTTTAGAGCTATGATGATGTATGAAAATATAAATGGTTCAACCTATTTAGGAGGTGGACTTACAGAAGCAATTACTTATTTTTATTGCATAGTAGTTACAAGTTCTAAAGACTATGAATTAAGTTATGATGAATTTGTAAATTACTTAGATGAAAATCCAGATAAACTACAAGAATTTAGTAAATGGGTAACAGAAATAAGTAAGAATCAGAATCAATTAAAAAAAGACTAACCACTCCTAACAAAAGCAACGTAAAACCACCAAAGTGTATATATCATTTTCTTTTTAATGTATTTTGCTTTCAATACAAAGTAATGAATATTCCTTATTTTATGGATGAATGTACTTTTTGGGAAGTTGATAATATATTAGATTGTTTACCATATTGTGATAGAAACTTATGGGAATCTCAAAGATTATTAGCTTTAATTAATGCAAAATCACACTTTAAAAACATTAAGAATTATCAAGATATAGCAACCTTTGAGTGGGAAAAAGAACACAAAGAAGAAGTTGAACCAACAGATATAGAGATTACTAAAGATGATATTGCAAGACTTAAAAATATAGCAAAACAATGGGAAGCAAAGTAATATATGATAGTAGAGATTTAGAAACGGTATCTGAATCTATTAAAAATGGTATAGATAAAGCTGTTTTAGCTACTGCTTTTAAAATAAGAGATGATGCTAGAGCAGAATTTTTATCATCTGGTTCTCTTTATAAACACACAGACGGACATAATTATAATAGTTTAGCAGATGGTATAATGGTAGGAAAATTAAACAATGGTACTGTTAAGGTTCACGCTTTAGGTTCTAAAGAAAAATACAATTCTTATAAGGCAAGGTTTTTTGTTGGGGGTACAACATATAGAACACAGACAGGTAAGGTAAGTGGTAAACCTTATACAAAAGGGTTTATTAAAAATAATGATGCTTTAGATAAATCAGTAAACACTAATAGTACTACATTAACTAACTATATAAATAACGTAATTAATAATGAGCAATAATTTATCAGTAGTAATAGGAGCGGATGTTACAGGATTTAATAATGCAATTAATAATGCTCATAGAACTTTAGATAGATATGTAAATAGTACTAATAGAGCATCTAGAGAAATAAATAATAATTGTAGTGTTACTAGTTCACAAGTTGAATCTTATAGAAGAGTAATTAGACAACTTGATAGAGTTAATAGTGGTACAATGGACACTACACAACAAACTAGAGCATTATCAAATCAAGTAAAAGAATTAAAGATACAATTTGCTAATCTTACAGATGATGCTAAAAGAGGTGAATTTGGTAGGTCAATATCAGCTTCATTAAGAGCAGCTGAAAGACAATATTCATCTTTAAAAGATCAAATTAGAAGTACAAGCCAAACACTTAATGAAAGCAACGGAACTTGTGTTAGAGCAGGTGGAGTTATAGAAGAACTAACAAGTAAGGTTGGTTTAAATATAGCTAGTTTTACAAAACTTGGATTAGCTGGTGCAGCGGTTTCTGGAGCTATTAAAGTAGTAAATGATTCAATGCACACTAATGAAAGTACAATGGATTCTTTGGGTATTAAAATACAACAAACACAAAGCGTATATCAATCATTCTGTACTCATTTAAATACTCTTGATTTTAGTGGGTTCTTAGACAGTATTGAAAATGTCAAGAAAGCAGCTAGAGAAACTTATGAAGCTATGGATAATTTAAAAACCAAGGGCGGAATTATTTCTAATAGAGAAGCAATGCACAATGCACAAAGAGCTAAACTAGAAGCAAGAATTAATGATAAATCACTATCTAATTCAGAAAGAAAACAAGCACAAAAAGCACTTATTGCTTTAAATAAACAGCAAAGAAGTGACAAATTTGAAACATCTAAACTTAATAATGACTATGTAAAAGCAGAAATTAAAAGCTTGCTTTCTCCTAAATTTAAGGAAGGAACTAAAGAATTTGATAATGCTTACAAGAAAGTTGTTAATATGCTTTATAATACTAATGCTAAAGGCGGTTATGTACCAACAGGAAAACCAACAGAAGCAGAAAGATTTTTTGGTTATAAACCAAAAAATGGAGGTGGTAAGAAAGAAAATCTGGATGATTTAGTAACAGATGAATTTAGAGATAAACTAAATCCATATATTCAAGCAAAATGGAACGCAGAAGCAGATGCTTATAGAACAGATAGAGCAACTAATAAGCAAACACAGAAATCTATAACAAGTAATGCTGGTAAAACTACAACTGTTAGTAAAGAAGAATCTGTTAATAAAAGCATTTCTGACTTCTTTAAAGAACTTAGAAAGCAAGCTATTTTAAATCAAAATACAATAGCACCTGTAGGAGATATTCCTATTGATTATTCATCAATGGCTACTAAACCAACTGATAATAGAAGTGAACTTTATCAAAGGAATAAAAAAGCGTTTGATGATATTCAAGAACAATTCAATCAAGGTTTAATTGATGAAGATACAGCAGAGAGATTAGTTAAAACTCTTAATGACCAATTTCAAAGAAACGGTATAGATCTTAAATTTAACTTAGATACAAGTGATATTGAAAAAGTTAGAAATCAAATAGCAGATACTATTGATGTAATTGATGATATGGGTAGTTCACTTAGTCAATTAGGATCAGCAACAGGTTTACCAGAACTTGATGTAGCTGGAATGATGGCAGGTGCAATAGCTTCAATAGTACAAGGTTATGGTACTGCAACAGCACAAGCTGGTTCTTTAGGTCCTTGGGCTTGGATAGCATTTGCTTTAGCTGGTGCTGCAACAATGGCAAGTGTAATAGCACAAATCAATTCACTACAAAGTTTTGCAAGTGGTGGTATTATTGAAGGTTCTAATACAGTTGGTGATTTTAACTTAGCTAGAGTTAATGGAGGTGAAATGATACTTAACGGAACTCAACAAAGTAGATTATTTGGTCTATTAGATTCTAATAATGCTTATGATTCTGGTGGTTCTGTTAATGGAAATGTATCATTTGAAATATCAGGTTCTAAGTTATATGGAGTTTTAAGAAACTATGATAAGTCAATGCCTAATAGTAAAAAGTTATGATAACAGGTGAATTTAAAAGCATAAATGATATTACTTATAAAGTAGAAATTTTGTGTAACCATAATTATGTAATTGGAAGTTCAGATGCAATTCAATTTGCATCTGATCCAATTACTATCACACAAGATGTTGAAGGGACTATTGCTCCAATTATAAAGACACAAGCGGAAATTACTTTATTAGTAAAGAATTATATTGGTGACTACATATTTACCGCAAATGATAGAGGAATTAGAGTTAAGATTTATAAATCTAATAACTGTATTTTTGACGGATATATTCAGCCACAAACATATAATCAAGATTTTGCAGATGAATACACTCAAATTACTTTAAATTGTCAAGATTACTTATGTACTTTAAAGAATCATAAATATAAAGAAAATACTTCTTATTCAAGTATAAAAGTAAATGCAACAGATGTTAGTTTTATAGAACTCATTAGAGATTGTTTAGGAACTACAAGAACAATATATTATGACAATAGTATAAAAAGAACTGACAATAGAAGTATATTTGAATATAATGGTATTTCAGAACTATTAATTATTGGTGATGAAGAAGATGATTTATGGAGTTCTGAAGATTTATTAAATGAGATATTACAATATTATAATTTACATATAGTTCAAATTGGAACAGCTTTCTATATATTTAGTTGGGAAACTATTAAAAAGACAAATTCAAATACAATAACATGGACTGCCTTAATTGGAACAGGTAGTAAAACTACTTCTAAAACACTAATCACAGTTGATAAGGATCTTTATAAAGGAAATGATACTCAATTATCAATAAGTGATATATTTAATAAAATACAAGTTAATTGTGAATTAGTAGAAAAAGATGAGATTTTTCAAAGTCCACTTGATAAAGATAGTTTAGTAACTCCTTATACCAACAAGAATCTTTATTTAAGAGAGCATAAAGATGAAGATAATGCAAAAGATAATAGTTGGTTCTTTCAGTATAAAAGTAATAAGAATTGGAATTTAAGATTTTATGACGGAACTACTGTTAGAAATGTAAATGATTTAATAGAATATGATAATAAAGGAGTTGCAATTAAACAATATAAAATCCCTTATACATTACATCAATATAAGTTAGCTCCTATGATTGGAATGTTTGGTAAGGTTGAAACAGGTACAGAAGGAAGTTGGGGACAAGATACCAATGCCAAAAATAACTTAGAAATGAAACCTTATTTAGTAATTACAGTCAATGGTAGTGAAGATGCTAATGTTGATAATACAACACAATGGAATACTATTAGTCAAGCATTACAAAACGCTGGTGGTATGGTAGAATATAAATCATCTACAACAGCAGGTGTATTAAGTCCTACAGATCCATCTGTTACTAATTATATTGTCTTTAGTGGTAATATATCTTTACAACCTAAAATGATGCGTAATAGCGGTAAAAAGGTTATAGCAGATGGATATTTCACACGTCTTTATCCAAATAGTACTACTAACTATGAAACTATAAATAACACACTTATCCCTTATTTAGGATATGAGGATTTCAAAAACTTATTTAGTGAATATTATGGAGATTGGTTATATTATAGAGATAGTGAAGATTTAGACAGAATTAATAAAGTACCTATTCTTATTTGTGAATTAAAGATAGGTGATAAATATTGTGTTGAAGTATCAGAAAATGAGTTTGTATGGATGACAGCAGCAGAAGCAGCTAATTATACATTCATTGATAATGACGGACACCAAGTAACAGGTATAGAAACAGTATTTACTTTAGGTGTAGATCCAACTTTAGGTGATTATTTCTTATGTAAGGATTGGGAAATATCTAACACATTAGATGTATATTCTAATATAGATACACAAGGTACTGCAATTCCTATTAAAGAATCAGATAATCTTTCTGGTCAAGTTGAGTTTAGAATAATCTCACCTTACTATTACAATTATGACCAGCGTATAAGAAAGCATCCAACTTGGTTTAGAAGTGAAACATGGTGGACTACTCAATTAAAGATAATGGAGTTTGTAGAGAATATCTATATTAAGGATTTTAAATGTAAACTTTATTCAGATAATGCTTTAGCAAATAACACAGAAGAAAATGACTTAGTATATATGTCAAATGCTAATGTGCAAGCAACCAGAGAAGCAGATGAATTTGATTTTAAATTCAATACTGCATTAACAAGTAATGAAGCATTATCTAAAGGAATTTCTACTACTTCTAAATTATCTAATGTTATAGATTTATATAACAATACAGTAATAACAAGTCTTAAAAATGTTGTTACTAATGAAACAGGTAAAGCAGAGGAACTTTTCATTAATGACCTTTATAATGAATATAGTACACCAAAACTTATAGTTATTACAAGTTTAGATTACAATAATACAGACTTTTGGAAACATTATCAATTCAGTTATTTAAGTGGTAAAAGGTTCTATCCAATATCACAAATTATTAATTGTAAACGTGATAATGTTCAATATAATTTAAAGCAAATATGATTAATATAAAGTCATTTAAAAAGAGCAAAGGTTCTAAAAATACAGTAAGTTCTAATAGCAATAGTGGAGGTGGAGGTTACTTCACTACTACTATTGAACCTCACCAAATTTGGGGTAACTTATTTGATGGAACACAAGATGTAAACGGTACTATTTATTCTCCTAATATTAATAATAGTGGTACAATTAATACAGATAATTTAAATGTTCAATATAATTTAGATGTACAAGGTGATACTACTTTAAGAGCGGTTACAGCAGAAGATATAACAAGTCATAATGTTATTCCAGCATTAGACAGTACTTATGATTTAGGTTCTTTAGTTAGATATTGGAATAACCTTTATTGTAGAAACATTAAATGTACTAATTTAGATGTTACAGGATTAGCACACTTTAAAGAATTACAAATAGATAAAGTAACTGCAACTAATGGAGAAATTGTTATAAGTCCAGCTAATTTTCATATTGATGCTATTTTAGGTTATTTTAATCTTGAACCAAGTGAATCTGGTTGGGATATACCTTATGATTTAATAACAAGTCAACCTAATGTAATAGATTATCCAACACAGATTTATTTAGTAAAAGTAGGTCAATTAAAATATGATCCTGTTACAGGTAAAGAACTTAAACAACAGTTAAGAGTTGGAGATTATGTATATTGTTCTTCATTTAATATTGGAGAAGGTACTCACAGTAATGTTAGTAACCAATATTATAGAACAATAGTAACAGAGGTTGGAACTACTACATATAATGGTAAAGAATATTTGTATGCTACTTTAATAAAAGAGTATTCATTTAATAATATAGATGATGAAACAGTATATACTTGGCTTGTTAATTGTGGTGAAGTAAATCCAGAAGAGGATGATGATTTAGTAGTTCTTGGTAGTTCTGATAATACAAGACAATCTGCAATTATCATAAGTTCTGTAAATGGAATTGATCAAACAGTAAATCCACCTTCTATTACTCAATATAAAGGTATTAACAGTATAACAAGACCTATTGGTAATTACAAATTTATGAGCATTGGAAATAGCGGTAATACTTTTAAAGGTTCTTTTATAACACAATCTGGTCACACAGTAGAAGAGTTAATTAATGAACATGAAGCACCTGTATATTTACATACAGCTTATGCACTTAGTTCAAATGGTCAAGGATTTACTAAAGTTCCTCAAAGTGGTGTTACTTACAGTTATATTGGAATGTGTGTAAACCAAAATCCTTCTGATAGTGGCTTAGTATTTAGTGATTATAATTGGTCTTACATAGATACTAATAGTTCTTAGTATAAATTACTTCCAATTAAAAATGATATTCAAGTAGCACTTACTTATAATAATGCAACAGATGTAATAAGTGATACTTTATCAATATATATTGAATTTGCAGTAGTTAAAACAACATCAAACGGAGTAGTTCAGATTACTAATAATGATCCAATCACAGTAAAAGGTGTATTTGATAATAATGAAACTAGACTTATTACATTTAGTAGAACTACAAGCGGTGGTTATAAATATACTAATACCATAAACAACTATTCAGAAAGTGCTTACAAAAATCAATATAAAAGAGCAAATATTAGATTACTTGTAAATGATGAAGAAGTAGATACTTATGAAGTTGTAATGAATGGTGATCCACAAGCAATGTTATCTGTTAATAAGAGTATTCAAACCAGAGTACAAGATGTTGAAGGTAATTATTCTACATTACAACAAACTGCTACAAGTTTACAAACTCAAATTAATAATACTAATAATCAGTATTCACAATTTAGACAAACTTATGATCAATTTGTATTGTCTATAAATGACGGACTTTCACAAACAGGTATTGATATTACTAATCATAAAATTACTTTAACAGCTGATAATTTCTTTGTAAAGAATAATAATAATCAAAATACATTATATCTAAATAGTCAAGGTTTAGTAGAAAGTAGATTAGGATTTATTACTAATCCACGCACAGGAAATGAAGAAACATTCTATCCAATATTCTATGCTTTATCTAAAGAAAGATTTAATGATGATCCTTTAGCTTATTCATTTGGATTAAGTGGTTATAATAAAGCAATAAATGGAGTTCCAAGAATTAGTAATGATCCATTCAGTCCACATTATACAAACTCTGTTTATGTAAACTACTTTAACTTTAGTGCTAAACAATATGATTTAACAACTAATATATCTTACAGAATACCAGAACTTACATTAGAGCAACATGACTTTACTTTAAGTGGTGATACAGATGTTCAGAACTATGGATCTGTTTCTGCAAGATATAAAGAAAAGATTTCTCCTAAAGATGGAATAACTTGTAGTTGGTTTGAAGGTGGAGAACCTATTTATGGACGTATTCAAGATTTAAATGGTAATAATGTAGTAGGTATTATTGGATGGACTGGTGGTACTAAAAAATTAGTAACATTTGGTCCAGATGGTATTATTGTAAAAGATGGTACTCCTGTGGCTGTATTAAATGATAATACTTTAGATGAATGGATTACAGGTCATGGTACATTGTGGAGAAGTATTCCTGTTGGTTCTATGATAAGAGTTAAGAATTATAGTAGTGATAGATATTCAACTTTAATTTGTAAAGAAAGAGATTAATGTATATTACAACTAATTTTACTTTAGAAGAATTATATAAAAGTTCAACTGCATCTAAGTTAGGTATTAATAATGTACCTAACAAGGATGCAACTAACAACTTAATGATATTAGCGGTAAAGATATTACAACCTTTAAGAGAGGCTTATGGAAAACCAATAACTGTTACAAGTGGTTATAGAAGTTTTGAACTTAATAAGGCAGTTAAAGGTAGTTCCACAAGCCAACACTTAAAAGGTGAAGCAGCAGATTTAGTAACAGATAACAATAAGAAACTATTTGAGGTTGTTAAAAGATTAATTGATGAAGGTAAGATTAAAGTAGGTCAATTAATAGATGAATACAATTATAAATGGATTCATATTTCTCTACCAAATAATAAACATAATAACCAAATACTACACTTGAAATAAATGAAAGAATGTTTAAGAACTTTTGTAATTATAGTAACATTTATAATAGGTTGGGGATTAACTATAGCTGGTTTTATATGTCCTCCACTAGGTGAAATAGATGGCACGGTGCTTACTGTATTAGGACAGTCTTTGTTCTTCTGTGCAGCAGCATTAGGTTTTAAAGACTATATAGATTTTAATATTAATAAACTTAAAAAGTAATTATAATGAAGAAAATTGTTAGTGGTGCGGATGCAATCATAAATTTAGCACTTAGGGATTCTGAGGGAGAAGTATTAGAACTTTATAACCCAGAAGTTGTATAGAGTATAGAAGTTAAAATCTATACTAAAGGTACTCAAACAGAGAATAAAATTATAAGAAATCACATTGAGGATTTTGAGAACAATAATATTAAGCTTCAAAGTGAGGAATTAGATACATTAAATAGAGGTCAAGTTTTAATAGATGTATATATTGTTTTCTATTGTGATGAAATGAGTGATGGAAAATTTGATTATAGAAGTAAAATTTCAACAAACATAATTTTAGTTTAATATGGAAGATATACACAATATTTCAAATGTAAACTCAACTTTACAAAGTAAAGTAATAGATATTAAAGCAACTCTACCAATAGTACAAGTTAATACAGGTGGAGGTGGTTTAGTAAATGATGTTTTAGTAAATGGAGAATCTGTAGTAACAGACAGAATTGCATATATTACTTTACCAGAGAATTTAGAAGATAGATTAACTGCAATAGAAAGCAAATATATTAATGAAATAATCTCTAAGATTAATGGATCAGTTTCTCTTAGTAAAAGTGTATTTTATGCAGGTTATCCAATTAATATAAATGTAGTTGGTACTCTTAGTTTACCAACAGAAGTTAGTTCTAATTATGTAAATAGCATTATGCTATCTGGAAATCAAACTACAGTTAGTGATAATGGTGTTACACAAGTTAGCATTAATAATACCAATATAACAGATAATACTACATTTAGTTTATCAGCAAGTATAAGTTCACCATATACTAAATCTATTAGTAAACAAGCTACTATTAGTAAAGTATGCCCAATTTATATGGCAATAGTTGATAATAATGTAGATAGTGTAGAAAAGGCTATTACTGCAATTAAAAAGGATGCTAACTTATATTCTCCAGAAACTCCAATTAGTAATATTAAGACTATTACAAATAAGAGTTTTACTTATGGAGCTAACCAAAGACTAGCTTTTATATGCGGACAATCAGATGTTAAGATCAAACAAGTTGGAGCATTAGCAAATGATGCTTATACAGCAAAAGGTAGTACAACTATTAACGGTGTAACTGCTTATGTTTATGTATCAGCTCCACAACAGGCTATAACTAGAAATATGACTTTTAATGCTTAATAATTATGAATACAAATAACGGAAAAACTGGTATAATTGATATTCCTGGTGCTTTACACTCAACAGGTGGTGACGGTGACGGACAAATTGGTGGTGTAGTAGCTTACACAGGTGATATATATGATGATAGACTTAATAAGAATCAAAGAGATATAAATAAAGATGTTAATTCACTACAAGAAACAGTAGATGAATTAAATGAAAAAGCTATTAAACTAAATGAATACAATGAAGTAAACATTACACACCCATTTTCTGAAGAGCATGAGGGGTATATATTATGTCATTTAGAAAAAAATGATGAAAAAATCCTTCAAGACCATTCTGCTAGGGGTTCTGAGTTTGCAGATTATGTGAGGAGTAAAAATCTTTACATAGCCACAGATATGGGAAATACTAATATAGGCATTTTGGGGGATGATTTTAATGGGTATGAACTTGGTGAAGAAATCACAAATGTTACTAATTCCTCTAACAAATCTGTTATTGTAGATTGCTTTCCGTCTGATTCTGATTATTGGATAATAGAAACAGAAACGGAATTGACAATAAATAACATGCCATATTATGGTCTTGCTCATTACTATCAAACACATAATATCACTCCATTTAGATTAGAATCAGATGGAAGTTTATACTTAATGAATGTTGGTAATTATAACGGAGATCAATCTACTACTCATGAATCACAATCATTACAAGAGGTAATAGATTCTAATCTGTCATTATTAGATAATAATAACTTAATTATTAATCCAAAAAGTGAAGTTGAATCTACTGCAACAGATTCATTAATTGGAGGCATTGCAACAGTAGGTAAAGGAGCATATGCTTTTGGATTTGGTGGAAACGCATCAAAAGCTTATATATCTGGAAATGCTTCTGATGGTTATCAATTACAAGTTAATGTTACTTCTTCATTTGATCCTACAAATTGGATAAGACCAATATTTGAAAATATCTATAAAGATACATATTTATTAGATGCTAATACTTATGAAAAAGTTGCTAAAATAACTGCGGTTACTCCTAATACTGATGGTTAGAAAATATCAATAACTTTAGATACAGACTTAGGTACATTAACTAATGTTTTATATAGATTAGAAAACATAAGTAAAAATAAGAGTTTTAATTTTGGAGTATTTGGTAACACAGGTGATTGGAGTTCTATATTAGGATATGGTAGTTATAATACAGGTAATTATTCTAATCTAATAGGATCAAATAATAGTAATTCAAAAATATATTCAACTTTAATTGGAACTCAAAATGTAAATGCAGGTAAGTATTCTACATTAATAGGATATAATAATAAAGCTACAGCTGGTAATTACCCATGTGCAATAGGTGCAGAAAATACTTTAAATGCTTATGGTTATGCTATAGGTTGGAAAAATGTAATTGGTTCTAATAATAAGAATGGTTATTTATTTGGATATGATAATTATGCTAATACAACTACTTCAGCATTTTTATTTGGACAAGAATTAGTATGTGAAAATAGTAGAGGTGGTTTTTATATAGGACAATATAATAAAGAATATATTAGTAATGATGCATCTGTAGCTAACTGGTTTGCTGTAGGATGTGGTAAAGAGTCAAAAAGAGAAAATGGTATTGAACTAAAACAAAATGGTGATACATATGTTTATGGTGTTGGTGGATTTACAGGAGCTAATAGTGATCAAAGTAATGTTAAACCTTTACATACTGTAATTAGTGAATTACAAACAAAGAGTACAGTAACAGATGTTAAAGTAAAAGAAAAAAGTAGTGATTCTTATACTTCTGTATTAAATAATGGTATAGCTCAAATTGATCTTAGTAACAAATTACAATTAACTGATAATAAATCATTAGTATTAGGTAATACAAATAATACTACAAGTAAAGATAGTATTGCATCTGGTGTAGGTGTTAATATTACAGGTGACAGATCATTTGGATTTGGTGAAGCTTATAGTGGTATCTATCTTACAGGTGATACAAGTAGTAATGTATATACTGCAAAATTATTCAATAAAACTAATTCAAATGGTATGAATAAAGTTGCAGATGTTTTTAAAACAACTCATATTAATGCTTATATTCTTGAAACTACTAATTTCACTAGAGTTGCTAAAATTACTGCAATTAATTGGACTGATGAAAACAATCCTTTAACTGTTACACTTGATACTAATTTAGGTGTTTTAACAGATGGTCAATATTGTATAGAAAATATTGGTGGAGCTAAAAGTTTTTCTGTTGGAACTTTTGGTAATATAGGAACATATTCTACTGTATTTGGAAATGGTAACTATAATACAGGTAATTATTCATTAGTATCTGGTTATCAAAATACTAATAAATCTACTTATTCTAATGTATTAGGTTACGCTAATAAAAATGCAGAAACAGGTGCAAGTGTAATGGGTTACGCTAATAAAAATGCAGGTCAATATCCTGTTGTATTAGGTTTAGAAAATGATAACTCTGGTAGCTATTCTGTTTTATTAGGTAGAAGTAATGTTAATAAATGTGCTAGTACTAATATTATTGGTTATGGTAATACAGTAAATGAAACAACTTATCCTTCTAATATTTTAGGTATGAATAATATTGTTGATGCTAATGCGCAATCATTTATATTAGGTTATTCTAATCATGGAACTAGAGGTACTTATGCACCAGCTAACGCTTCTTGTACTTTTATACTAGGACATAATTTAACTACTTCAAGAGGTGGCATAGCATTAGGATGGTATAATAAAGATTATGATGTAGAAACACTAGAAAAGCAAAACTTCTTTGTAGTTGGTCAAGGTACTGCAAATCAACCTTTAAATACCATAGAACAAAAAGCTAATGGTGATTTATATGTTTTTGGTATTGGAGGATTTAATGGTACTAATAGTGATGTAAATACTGTTAAAACTGTACAGGGTAAAATTAATGAATTACAAAATACAATAACTTCTTTACAAAGTAGAATAACTGCTTTAGAGAATCAATTAAATGGAAGTAACGCTTGATATTAATAAATGAGTTGGATAGTTAATTCTATCCAACTTTTTTATTTTTATATCATTTTATTTTGGAGTTACAAATAATTATATTACCTTTGCAATGTATTAACTTAAACTATAATAGTATGACTAAAGAAGAAGTATTTGCACTACCTCTTAATGAGGATCAGAAGAAGGTAGTAAACAACACTTATGTTGCAGCAAAGAGATTTAATAGATCTGTTGCTTTTGATAATATGTCAAATGAGAATGAGGTAATAGACTTTATCAATTCTAAATTAAAAAAGAAAATCAAGAAGTCCAAAGAAGTTGATAATAATCCAGAACTTCAACAGCTCATTGATGTTATTAATTCTGCTATTGATGCAGG